CTTTGCGGGCCGCGCGGCGGCCTTCTTCTTCGATGCCGGTTTTGCGGCGGTTTTCTTCTTGGGGGTCATGCACGGCGGAGAGTGGTCACAGCGGGTGTTCCGAATCGGTCACGCAATACTCGACGCCGGCCAGTTCCAGCCGCAGCCGCGCGGCGCAGGCCTCGGCCTCTTCGCGCTTCGCGAATCCATACGCCGGCGCTTTGGTCGAGCGCGTCCATCCTTGTCCATCGCCCTTCAGTCGCACGTCAACATAGAACGTCAAGCGATTTCCTCGGGACGAATCGGAATCAGCGGCTCCGACAGCAACGCGAGCAGCCGCAGCAGCTCGACGGTCCGCGCGGCGGCGGGAATCGACTGCAGCAACTGCCAGCGGTCCTTCATGCGGCGAGCGCGAGCGCTGTTTCTTCGAGACGGCGCGCCGCGATCTCGCAGTAGCGTTCTTCGAGCTCGATGCCGATGGCGCGGCGTCCGAGATCGCGCGCGGCCACCAGCGCGGAACCCGCGCCCATGAACGGGTCGAGGATGCTGGCGCATTCCTTCGGCGCTTGTTCTATCGCCCACGCCATGACGCCGACGGGCTTCTGCGTCGGATGGTGGCGCTCTTCTTTGACTTGCTGCAGGAACCCGTTCCACTTCCACCGGATCACGCGCACCGTGCGATTAAAATTCGTCCACGCCAGCTCTGCATCCGCATAATCCGTGTTGCCCCGCAGTTTGTCCCATACCAAGAAGCAACGGGCTGGGCCGAGGTTGAAGTAATTCCCGCCGAAGATGATTTGATGAGGACAGCATCCCTGCGCGAGCATCAGCAGATCGTCAGCGACCGGCTTGTCGTCCCAGGTGGCGTGCCCGTAATCGCGCTTCGGAACGGCTTTCTTGCCGCGCAACAGCCCGGTCATGTGCCTCTTAACTCCCGCCCCGCCGCCGAAGCTGCGGTTTGCGGCCCCTATGCCGTACGGCGGGTCGGTCAACAGCAGATCGGCCTTCAGGTCCGGCAGCACGTCGCGGGCATCCGCGTGGTAAATCTCGATGCCGTTTTTTTCGTAGTAGGGCTTCATGCGGCGAGCGCGTGCGGCGGCGTTTTGTCGTCGAGCGCGAACAGCAGGCCGATGGCTGCGAGCAGCCCGCAGACGGCGGCGGGTTGCGTCAGGATGTGCCAGTCATGCACCACGGCCACGATGAAGCTCACGACGCCCGAGACCGCCGGGCCCGATGTCTTGGGCGATGCGATCGCGCGGCGCACGAACAGCCGAAAGTCGGCGAGCATTACGCAGCGGCCTCCTTCGGTTCGATGGCTTTCAGCGTCATTTCGCGCGAGCCGCCATGCGGCGCTTCGGTGAGCACCGCAGCGCGCTGCTGTAGGTCGAGATGCTCGTCGACGGCAGCCAGCGGAAACGAGCAGTTTTCCAGAAATTTCCTCAGACCGAGGATTTTGTACAGCTTTAGCACGTCGGTGATGGTGCGCTTCGACTTGCACGCGGAGACGACGAGCTCGTAGCTTGTGCCCCACACGTGATAAGCGTTTTCCTTCGGCTTGACGGTGAATTCGAGCGCCAGGTCGGCTTTGATCTCTTTGACGCGCGCCTCCATCGGCGCGATCTTGGCGCGCAGCTCGCCCCACTCGTCGACCAGCGCGGCGCGCGGGTCCGAGCCGGGCGTTTTCTTTTTGGCGGGGGCGGCGGGCATCCTGTACGGGAATCGCCCGGAGCGCCGAGGAGTATCAGCTAGCGCGTCAGAGCCCAGTGCTCGCCGCGCTGCATAATCGTGACGTTGTGGGCCCAGGCGCGGTAATGCTTGAGCGCCAGCGTGCTCCCCAGGCTCTCGGGGATGGCCTGTGCCACGGAACGCCGCCGCCAGGTCAAATACTCCGCCGCCGAGACGCCGGCCGTGATCGACCACATGACGGCGATGCCGCGCGCATGAAAGCCGTGATCGCGGCCCGACGCGTACCAGCCGCTCGATTCATAGATCGGATTCCCGTAGGGACCTGGCCTGCCGGTGAAGTCGAGCGAGCTGCGCATGTCGAGGTAGGTGCCGACGCCGCTGAACGCCAGCGTCGTGACGAGCAGCGCGATCTCTTTTTTGGTGTGCTTCGGGGCAGCCGGCGCGGGCAGCGACGCGAACAACAGCAGTATGGCGAAGGCGGGTTTCAGTGAGCGGAGCATCCTGTACGGGAATCAGGAGCGTCGGGCGGCAACAACAGGTTTTCGAACTCGCGCAGCGCGCGCGCGAGCTTGCGTTCGAGCTTCACATCGCGGCGGCCGGCGGCGAACTGCTCGCCATACTCCGCGTAGAGCGCGGCCAGGCGATTGCCGGCGTCTACGAAACGCAGCTCCTCGGGCGCGAGGCGGCGGTGAATGGGCGTGGCGGTGGGAGAGACGGACTGCAACAGCAAGGCGGCGAGGATTGGCAGCATTGGTTTCCCGAGCGCGGTACAGGGGATAGCCTGGGCGACGCTAACGGGAACGCTCGCGCAAAGTGTGACGCCGGGGCCGCTGTGACCGTCCCTCTATCGGGAATCAGGCGGCGCGGCGGAGCGTGACAGCCAGCCAGCGGCGGAAGCGCGGCCACGGGCGGCGCAGCTCCGCGTCGACGGCGGTCGCGATCGCGGCGAGTTCGCGGCGCTCCAACCACGTCACTGTCGCGACTTCCTCGACCGTCGTAGCAATCATGCGGCCGTTCGGCATGATGATCACGTGAATAGCTTCTTAATCCGGTCGATCACATCCTGCCCGCTGTGCCCGTCAAACGCGGGGGCGCGCTCGAGTGTGCGGGCAAATTCAGTAAGGGGCCACTTGTCCATCGGTAGGTGATAGGTGATCTGGGCACCCGGAGCATAATTCATGCCAAGCAGAAACCAGCCATCCCACGCGCAGCCGTCCGAATGAAGCATACTGCGCCAGACGTTTCCGCCATACCCATCTTCAAGGTGCGCCATCTCAACCCGGCATACCGCGATCCACAGTGCGATGCGATGTTCGTACAATTCGTCGAAGGTGTGATATCCGTCGGAAAGGTGACCGAGATTTTCCATCTTGCTCCTCCTACGCCGCCAGCCGCTCCCGCACGACCGAAAGCGCGGCGGCGCGCAGCTGGAATACCTTCGTCGGCGACGTCTTCATCTTCCGCGCGACGATCTGCATGTTGTGGCCTTTGCGGTAGTGCAGTTCGACCACGCGGCGCTCGCGGCGCGGAAGCTCATTGCTGACGACCAGGTGAATCCGCGCCGTCTGCTGGCTCCGCTCGCAGGCGGCCTCCATCGCGGCCGCACCCAGGCCGTGGTCCGAAACAACCGCATCGGGCAGCTCGTCGGGCAGCTGCTGGATGCCGCGGCCCTTATATGCGGCCTGTACGGCGTCGAGGATCGCGTAGCGGATGCGGATGACCGCCCAGGCCACGAAGGGCTGCCTGTCGGCGTCGGACGGGTCTTTCGCGGCATCATAGGACGTGGCGGCCTGCAGCAGGCCGAGCTGGCCGGCGCTTTTGAGGTCGTCCAGGTGAATCCACGGCGGCAGCCGCCGCGCGGCCGAGCCCGCAATTCTGTCTACCATCGGCAGGTGCTCGACTACCAGGGCGTTACGGCGTTCGATCTGGGCGCGCGTCATAGGTTCCGACTCTCCGTGCTGCGAAATAGGTCGGTTGGCCACGAGGCGGAGGGTAGGGCGAGGCACTGAGCGGGCGCGGAACGAGGCTTTTGCCGCGCGCGGGACCGCGCACGGCGTCGGGGTTTGAATGGAGGGGGCCAACCTGATCAAGAATCGGCCCCTGAGCGGGGCAGTGTCAGCGGGTTGACGAAGGCGTACCTGAGATCGAAGCGAGTGAGCCACCCGGACCAGTTGTCCCAAGGTTGACCGAAGGCCTGGAAGAATCGAAGGGAAAGCCCGGTTTCCACGTCCGTCGAACAGCACGCGAAATCATAGGACGGAAGGTAGGCCGGAAAGCAGTGGAGCTCCCGGCCTCCGGTGAGCTCATGATCCTCCCTAATCATTCGCGCCAGAGCCTCCATGGCTGGCAGGATGACGCGCACGTATTCGGCCTTTATGTCGCCGGTCAGCGGAAAGTTGTGGATGTCGACTGCGATCATCTTCTCCCGCGTCACCATCCGAAAGGGCCCCTGGGGATAAGGCTGCGCGAGCGGAACGCCACTCTCGCGCAGCAGCCCGCGCAGGATGCGCAGCGCCTCGTGAACGTAAAGCTGCCAGACCAGCCTCGGCGGCACGACGGCGGGCAGCAGCTGCGCTGCCCGCGCCGCGCTCGGCAGCGTGCGAAGCGCGAAGGCTCCGGCGAGAAGCTGGAACAGCTCGCGGCGCGTCATCCTGCGGCAGCATCGCGCAACGCACGGACAGTCATTGCCCTCTCGCCGCCATCTCGGCCTGCAGCAGGTCGCCCAGAATCGAGCCGCCGCCCTGCAACGCCGCGTTGATCTTCTGGTCGCCGTTCAGCGCGCCGACGAGCGGCCCGGCTTTCACGGCCGCCAGCGCCAGGAAGCCGAGAAACACGCCCCACCGGAAGGAATGGTGGTCGGGATGCGTCGGCGCCGACGCCGGGACCGGGGCGGCCGCCTGCTGCGTCAGCGCGGTGCGCAGCATCTCGTTCTGCTTGTTCAACGCCGCGTTTTCGGCTTCGAGCGCGGCGAGAATCTGCGCGTTCGGATCGGGTGCTTGTGTGGTGCTCATGCGCGTTTAATGCCTCCATTTGGTGGGGTTTTGACTTCTGGCTTTCCGCGTCCGGCTTAAAACATCGAGCGATCCAATCGGCCAGCGGAAACGGAATTTTGGCTATTTGAGCGGAGGCTGCTTTGCGGGCTGCGGACTTACTACCGAAGTTCGACATGGCACCCTTTGCGCGGGCATCCTTGTTCCACCAGTCACCGCCTTCTTTGGTTCCGTCCACCGCGGCCGATTGGAACGAGCGGCCCGGCTTGCCTGTTTTCGCGTGCTCGTGGAAATTAAAGCCTGGAACTTTTCCACCGCGCCCCATCCGAATCGGCATCAACGCCGGCACGTCGCCCCACAAGTAGAAGCTGCCGTAATTCCACGGCGCGCGCCCTACCCACTTCTGCGCGCCGCGGACATTCTCGACCACCATCGGGATGTGATGGCCCGCGGCTTCCGACGCCTCTCGCTGGATGCGGAAGCAGGCCTCGAACAGCGAGTTATCCGGCGGTGGCAGCGCTTTCGCCCGTTTCCACGGCATCGCGCGGTAACTGTAGGCTTGGCACGGCGGCGAAGCCACGATACAGGCGGCTGCCTTGAACTGCGAGCCGTGCATCGTCAGCACGTCCTGAAGCACGAGTTGCGCGGGATACGGGCGGTGCTCGATATCGAAGCCCACCACGTCATAGCCGTTGGCGAGAAATCCTTCGGTCCAGCCCCCTAGCCCGCAAAAGAGGTCTATACAGAGTGCCTTACTACTGGACACGGTACTCCTCGGGCGCGAAACCCGGCAGCCACGTCTGCGCCGTCACGGGCGGCGCGCCCACGGCGCGCGCATGGCGGCGCTGCTCGGCTTCGTAGAGCGCGAGCTCGACGTCGGGCTCGCGGTGTCCGCACGCGCCGAGCTGGCCGCACGCGAAGCAGGGCCGGACGGACCAGAGGAAACGCAGCAGGTCGAGCAGTTCGATCATCGCGGCACTTCAATCCCGAACTTCCGCAGGATGGCATCGCGGGCTCTCCCTAGATACAAGTTCGGGCTAGACAGCCAATCACTCGGCTCCGACACCATGAAGGCCCCCACCATCTCCGCGCACTCCCGCGCCGTTTGCATGCGCTCATCCTCCAGTAACTTGGCGCTGATCCGTTTCGTTTTTTTTCGGAGGTCGCCGTTCTCAAGCTTGAGTCGCTCAATTTCGTCGCGCTCCGGGCAGGGCTCGGTCATCTCAAGGCTCACCGGAGCACCCCCAGAATCGCATCGCACGCGCTCTTGATCGCGCCGACCGCAGCCACGATAGCGGCTACCACCGGCGCAGAAAGAGAGACGGCACCCGTCGCCGTTGCCGGGACGGCGGCGCTCGTCCAGATTTGCACGATGGGGCTCTTGGCCCATGCGGCCGACAGCACGGACGCGCTCAACACGTCGCCGCACCAGCCGAGGCCCTGCAGCGGCGTCACGCTGCCCGCGCCCACTGTGTAATTGACGCCGGGCGCCATAACCGTGCCGTTACACGTGACCAGGACGACGGTCGCGCCCGCCGGAATCGCATAGGTGCCATCCGCCGATGGCGCATAGACCGGCGCGGGCGCCGGGCCGATCTGGGCGCGCGATCCGGCGGCCAGCGCCAGCGCCAGCAGGCCGCACAAGACAAGCGGGAGCCTCATGCCGCAGCCGCCATCGCCGTCGGCCGGCCCCAGCGGCATGAGCGGTTCCCAGCATAGTAAAGGCGCGTCGGGCACATCCCGCGCACGTAGAGCGCGAGCCCCGCGATTGCCTCAATGCGATACACGGCGTGGAACAGCCGCCCGCGATGGATGCCGACGGCGGCACGGCACCCGCGCCAATCGAGGTCCCGCACAAAATAGGCGTCAAACACCGCGCAATGCAGCGGATCGAGCGAACGTCGCGCCGCCAGGCAGAAATCGGCGCGGAACTCGGCATCGACAATAAATGAGCTCCCCGCTATATCCCGGAAGTGCCGGAGGCAGTCACGAAACCGCCGGCGCTGCACGCAGAGGCAAACTTTCGCGACGTCGACGCCCCTACCCCGACACTGGCCGCAGGACTGGCTCGCCAGGACCGACAGATCGCCATAGGGGATAGCCGTGAATCCGCGAGAGCTAACACGCAGCGGTAGGGGCTCGTCCGCCGGGCCTGCGTTGGGTCGGGCCTTCGCGGCGCGCCCGACTTCGAGCCCCGCGCATGCTTCGAATTCCAGCTCGTCCCGGAATAGGCGCTCATAGCGCCTGCGCTGCAGGAGCAAGTGAGACAGGATCGAGCCGTCGCCGTTGACTCCGCGCCGCGCCAGGTCTTCGCGCGTCGCGATGGCCGCGTTGACCCCGTGCAGCTTGCAGCGCAAATCCTCGGCGATGTCCACCATCACCTGCTCACCCACCACAGCAGCCCCGCGATCACCAGGCCCGCCGCGACCACGAGCAGCCCGCCGGCGCAGCGCAGGAACAGCACGCGGAAGTAATTCACCCTCAGCTCGGCCAGCGTCAGCCGGTTTTCGAGTTCGAACTTATCGCCGCGCAACTCCTCGTTGCTCACGGTGAGCGCGATGTTCGACGCGACGAGCAAGTTGTCCGCGCTCGGCCAGCGCGCGGGTAAGTAGTCGCCGATATCGTAGCGGTCGAACAGTTGTTGGTCGGTCTGCTGGCTCATATGTGCAGCTACCATACGCCTTCTTCGATTTTGTGGGCCCTGGCGATAACATCTTCGGCGAGCGTCAGCGCGAGGCGCATCGCGTTCGCCGCCCGGTGGCGGCTTTTCAAATCGACGCAACGCTTTTCGACGCCGAGCGATACGGCCGCGTCGATGACATCCTCGGCGGCGCGCAGCAGAATTGCGTGGACCTTGCTCTCGAAGGGCGGCAGCGCAAGTCGTTGCGGCGCCGCTGGTTCGGACGGCGCCGCGCTCTGTCGTTCCGGCGCGTTACTCCTTTCTTCGTCTGGCTGGTTGCCGGCGAACTCTTCGTGCGTGTGCATCCCCTTTGGCACACCGCAAATCCCGCAGGCCTCCCGCGCCACGAAAGCGTGCCTCATGCCAACCTCACCAGCGGCTCGTCGGTCGCGTCCTCGGGAGGCTCCGCGCCGTCGCGCCGGATCTCGCGCGGGTCGTCGAGCGCGGCGCGCTCGGCTTCTTCTTCGAGCCTCTGTTCGGGCGTCAGAATTACGGTGCAGCTGTGCGGGCCGAACACGCCGGTCAGCACCGTGTCGAACTCCCGAGCGACGCGCGCCATTAGCGACGGCGTTTCGACGAGCGGCAGGCGCGGATTGAAGGCGACGAAAACCCGCACGGTGGCCGGCGTCAGCTTGTTTTCTAGAGCGTCGTCGTCGCAGATGACTTGGAAGTTAAGAGCTCGCTGCATTGGCGCCTCGCATCTTCCGCAGCGCGCCTTCGAACAGCCGCGACAGGCTCGCATTATTTACGCGGTGCGCCGTTTCCATGTATGCGATGAGCGCGGCCTGAAAGCGCCAGCAGACGCTGCAGAGCGGCGGCTCGCCTTCGGCCTGCGTCCAGTTACAGCCGCCCTTGCACGCGCGGCGCTCGGTGCAGCCGCAGATATGGCACTTCATCAATACTTCCCTCCGTGCGTGATGGCGGAGTTGCAGTCCATGCGCGCCTCGCGGATCTTGCGAATCGCGGCGGAGCGGTCGGACGACGCTGGCACGTTCGCGACGATGACCTTCACAACATCGGCCAGTGCAGCGCGAACGGCGGTGCCGCATTTCGTCTGCGTCTCGCCCCACGGGTGATAGAGAAACGCGTCATCAATCGAATCTTCGACTTCCTGTGTAAGCGTGTTTGCTCTCGTGAAATCCATTTACGCTCCCCGCTCCGGCGTCTCGGCCATCTCCACCTCGCGCAGTAGCCACTGCTGCCCGTCTTCCGCCGCGCGGTAGCGCCGCCCGCGCCCGTAGTTATTCGCGGCGTCGTGCCGCAGGTGGCAGCGGCCGCAAAGGTACTTGCAGCGCTCGTCGTCCCGGTGGCGCGGATCGTGGTCTAAGTGCGCGACCGTGAGCACCACTTTGACCAGGCGGCAGTAGCGCAGGTCCGGGCCGTCGGCGAGCCAGGCGCGCCCCGGATGCACGCTGACCCACTTCGACGTAAACAAGTCGCGCGGGATCGGCCGGCCCGTGAGATCCATCCAGTCGCGGCCGCTCCACCAGAGCGCGTCGCGGTAGTCCGGGTCAGCGTCGGACCACGTCCAGAACACGTCGTGGCCGCCGGGCGCGCGGCAGTACTCGCAGCGGTTTCCCGAGCGCAGCTGCAGCCGCGCACGCAGGTCGCGAAACGTGGGCGTGTCGTAAAATTGGCGGTTCTCAGAGCGTATCGGCATCGCTGACCTCCTTGGCCGCCGCGCGCGCCTTGTCGCGGTTGGCTTCGAGGCGCTCGATGAGGGCGCTTATGTGGCGGATGGGCTGGCTAAAGCACACCGACACGCGGGTCTCTTTGCCCATCGACACGCGGATCGCCTCGAGCTGCAGCGCGCCGACGATCAGATCGACGTCTTCGAGCGAGAGGTTGATCCACAGGCTAGACATGGTTGCTGTTCCGGCCCTCCCCAAGGCCGCCCTACGTCCTCGTCGTCCGCTTGCGCGCGGGCCGCGACTCCGCGATCGTGACGCCGTCGCCAACGTCGCTGCTTTTACGCCGCGCGTTGCCCGCGCCGGCGGCCATCGTTTTCGGTTTGCGCGCCGCGGTCGTGCGCTTGATGCCGCCCGACGACTTCGCCTTCGGCGCCGCGGTCGGCGCGCGTCTTTTGGTTGTGCTCTTAGTTCCCATCGAAAGACCCTCCCAAGGGTTCCGCCCGTGCTGTCAGCGCATCCGCCGCGCGCGCACGGGCGGAGATGGCCCACGCGCGGCGGATGATTCCCCCGGTCTAGGGCAGGGGAAACTCGACCGGCGACCTCCGCCTGGTCGCCGGTCCGTCCGCGATCTACACGGACGGAAACTCGTTCGCAAGCTCCGGATAAGCCTCCAGGTAATCCGCGCGGTCACGGGCGCTGACGCCCGTTCCGTCTCCGAAGAGGAAGCCAGGAGGGCGCGAGAGAACCCATCGTGCGTAATCGAGTTGCCCTTCCCGTCTCTTATCGCGGTCGACGTCAGCCGCCGCGCGCTCGCGTTCCGCAATTTCGTTGTGCTTTGTGTACGCCTTGCATACATCCTCAGCCACATTCAGCAGGTGCTGCGGGCTCCCCATCGGGCGCTTCAGCCGCTCGTGCACGGCCTCCATAAAGAGGTCGAGCGGCGCGCCGCCGAGCGCGTCGAAGATCTCGTCGCACAGTTTCGCCGACGGCACTTTGGAGCGGCCGAAGTGCCGCAGGAACAGCGGAAGAAGCTCCGCTTCTAAAAGCTCGATTTGTTTGTTTTCAGTGGTTTGGGTGGTGGACACCGCGCAGCCTGGCGTGGTGATACGCGGTTGTTTTACGGTATGACTATTGTTTGACACCACGCCAGGTGGCGTGGTGATACGCGAACGTCCTACATCCGGCGCGGGCGGAAACGCCGCGGCCGCGACGCTCAGCAAGCCGTCTTCGCCGGCCGACCAGGCCAGGCGCAGCGGCACGCTGCCGGTGTTGCGCCACTGGACCTCGTCGATCGACTCGCGCAGCGTCAGCGGCGCGGACATCGCGCCCGGCATCACGACTAGCAGCGTCGGATCAGCACCAGCGGACGCGGGCTCTGGCGCGGGCCGCTTGAGGGCCGCGCGCGGGGCCACGCCGCGTTTTTCGGGGCGGGGCGGAGCGACTCGCGCTTCGAAGGGTTCGGCATCCTTCCACCTTTCCGGCGTCAGCTTATAGGCCACGCCGCGGCCTTGTTTTTTGCGCTCGATCAGGCCGCGCGCCGCCAGCTCGTTCAGGTCGCGCTGCACGCTGACCGCCTCGCGCCGCGTAAAACGCGCGAACAGGTCCAGCGGAATCACCGCCCACTCGGGCGCGGGATCGGTCTTGCGGTCGCGCTTGGCGCCGCAGGTCTGCCGGAAGATCGTTCGCAAGCACAGGTAACCGATCTCGTTGATCGGCGAATCCTCGCCCAGCAGTAAGTCGTCGAGCCAACCGCCGTGCGGGTCCATCGAGAAGCCGCCCTTCAGCGCGTCGTTGTACTCGCGCGGGGCAGCTGGCACGTACGCCGGCTTGCGGTCGCTGCCGTAGGACTCCGATTGCGCGGGAATCGCGTGCGCGTGCGCGGCGCTCACTGCGGCACCGCCAGATTACGAAAAAGTTTGTATGAGTCCATCCGCCACCGTCCCCGTCCCAAAACGACACACACCCGGTTTGGAAACTGGCGCGGCGCATGGCTACAATCAGCCGAGCGCACTCGCTCCTATCCAGCGGGTGACTGCCCAAACGAAAACCTCCGCCACGCATCGGCGATCGTGGCGGAGGCGGACGGTCCCGACTTCCGATAACGGATATTTCGGTCAACTTTCGAAAATTGAGGGTTTGCACCGTCACGCGGCCGATGCCTCCGTGGCCGTCGCACGCGCGCGCTTTTGCGCGATGCGCGCATCGACGGCCTTCTTCGCGCTCGCGCTCCGCTCCGCCGGCGTCAGTTTGCGCGCGCGCGCCACGCCACCGCTACGCGCGAACTCCGCTGAACCGATCTGAGGCACTTTGGATTTCCTGGACAATTTAGTGTCTAGCCTATGCCAGCACGATACGGCTTGTCCAGAGAAAAGATTTATTAAGGTGTCGGCTTCGCCGTTTGTTCTCTGCGACCACCGCGCCACCTGGCGCGGTGCTAGGGGGGGGTCACCGAGCCAGGGTGCGCGGTGCTCGGCATGTATATAAGGAAGAAGAATTAAGAATTAAAGCCAAGCATAGAAGGCGGGCGGGCGGGCTCGGCTGTACTTAATACCCGGATTTTGCGAAAATTCCCGCCCGCCCGCCAAAAATGCTACTGTAGCTTTTCGCACATACGTGCGACAAACACCCATGCCGCAACTGCACGTGGTTCCACCCGGAGGGTTCCCACCGCAAGACGGCGAGAGTGTTTTTGCCGCTTTCGGCGCCGCCGTGCACTTGATCAACGCGCGCCTGTCCGGAATGGCTCACGGCGAGCGCTGTCAGTTTCTGTCGATGCTCCGAACGCACTGCGACGCGCACGCTGGCGCGGCCCGGGCGGGCTCGGAGCGGGCGTGACGAGGACCGAGGTTCGCTGTCTCCTTTGCGGCGCGCAAATGCAACGCGAGAGGGATGTAGCCCTGGTCACCTATAACCACGCAGACGGCAGCGTGTTTTGGAAAATGGTGCGGTTCGCGTGCGCCACGCCGGACTGCGGCAATGAGGTCGTCGTCGAAGAGGATTTGCCGTTTTGAGCCGCGAATCCTTTTTTAGGATTCAAGTTATTAGCACGCCTGGCGCGCTTTTTGGCCGGTCGAGTACCCGGTTCCTTCCAAAAATTGAAGTTGCAAGTTCCACACTATTCCGGCGACTCTAAGGCATGCGCACGAAAAACATTGGGGGAAAACGGCCCAAAACAGCCCCAGCTCCACAGTCTTGTTTAGACCGTGGAGCTCCGGCCAAGAAAGCCCGCAAAACCCGCAAAAAGGCTCGCGGGCTCGAAGACTCACAGTATTTCCAGCCCGAAGAGATCGCGGCGCTATTCCGCGTCATCAAGTCGCGGCGCGATCTCGCGATCTTCCGGATCTGCTACCACCGCGGCCTGCGGGCCCACGAAGTCGGCCTGATCCAGCTGAGCGACTGGAAGCCGCGGGACGGCCTACTCTACATCCGCCGCGGCAAAGGCTCGATCAGCCGCGACCACAAACTGGTCGATGAGGAATCGCGCGCGCTGCGCACCTATATCCGCCTCGAACGCGGCACGTCGCCCGGCCCGCTGTTCCCGTCGCGGCAGGGCAGCAAGGGGATCTCGCGCTATCGGCTCGACGATCTCATCAAGCACTACTGCCAGCTGGCCGGCATCCGCGCCGAGAAGGCGCACATGCACGCGCTGAAGCACAGCTGCGGCACACACCTGGCCGAGCGAGATAACCCGGCCGACATGATCCAGGATTGGCTCGGGCACCGCGAAGCGTCGTCGACCGCGATCTACATGCACTTCAGCCGGCGGCGGCGCGCCGAAGCCGTCGAGCGCAACCGCGATTGGCGCTAAAAATAATTCCGAATTATTTTCGAGCGGCCCTTGACAATATCTCATCCGTATGAGATATTGAGATCAGGAGATAGGCACATGAAACTGATCGCGACATGGACCAAAGAGCAAAACAATCCGCAGACCGACCGGTGGATAGATACAGACAACCCGGTCAGCCTGCGGTGGGAAGATGGGACGCCCGCCCATCTGGCGGATTTTATGCGGATCGATAGGAGCACGGAGAGCTATCGTCCCGACCTGCGCGGCGCAACCGTCGAATACAGCTACGATATCGAGGTGTCGCAGCGCGTGCAGGATATGGTTTGCGATGCGTGCGGCGGCCACTACGCGCATGAACTGAACTGCCCCGAGCGAGTCCGGGGTTTTTACCGGGCGGGCTGGGGGTCGAATTGCAAATGAAAAATAAAGCCGCGCAATCGCTCGCCCGCAAGCGCTGGGCGAACACCACGCCCGCCGAGCGCAGCGCCTTTGCGGCCTCGATCAGCAAAGGCGCTGGCGGCCGCCCGCGCTCGACGGATCGATGCCTCTGCGGCGCGATGACGGCCAAGCGCGCGGCCGCGCGGAGTCATCACTGTGTCAAACGAAAAAGCCCGGCCGCGTGAGCGACCGGGCGTCGTCCTCGATGCGCGACGCGGTCGCGGGTAGCCACCAGTTGGTCGCGCGTCATCGCAGCACCATCCGCAAAAGCGCGCACCACGCCGCGAGCAGCGCCGGCGGCTTCTCCGCTGGCTTCAGCAGCGCGCGCATGTTCTCGTTGCGGCTGTTTGGCAACAATTCGAGCGGCGTCATCGCCGCCCCCGGCGCGGCGGGATGTCGCCAGCCCGCGCTTTCGCGGCGCGCATCTCCAGGCGGTCGTAGAGCTCCCCCCAGCCAATCAGCAACGGCTCGCCACGTGAACCCTTGAGACGTAGCGCCAGGTGGCGCGGATGAATCTCGGCGACGATCTCGCGCACACGGATCATGCTCGCGGTCTCGCGCACGGTTTTACCCGTCGTCTGTTTCGTCATCAGAATAAATCCTCCAGGTGATTCGCGACGCGGTCCACCAGGTGCACCGATCTGACGGCGTCCACGGCGAACACCGCCAGGACCACGAGCAGCCAGAACGTAAACACACGGAGATTGAGATTCACAACGCACCTCCGGTCTGTATCATGGGAAAGCTGTTCCGGCCGTCATCTCCCCCATGGCGGCGCCCGAGCGGCTGGAGCCAACTACTCCAGCCGCGCGAAGCTAAGCCACTTCCGCGATGCGCGCATTCAACTCCCGCTCGATTCGTCCGAGCAGATGACAGCGCACGGCGCGCGGCAGTGCCCGCAACTCCCGATCGAGCTCCCCGACAATGCGCCTGGTGATCTCCGGCAGATCGGCCGGCGGCACTTCCGCGGCACCGCCGCGCAACTCGCGCACCGCGACCGGCCGCAGCGCAATGGACCAGGTCCAGTCGAACGATTCGGCTCGCGCCACCTGGCGCCATGTGAAGTTGTCGAGCAAGCGCCAGAGAATCCACAAGATTGGCTGGCCGCGGCCAGGCGCAGCGTTGCCGGCGCACTCGAGCACCACGGCGGGGCGCGGCAGATCCGCCGTGTCGATCTCCGCCCCGCAGCGAAACACCGTGCCGTCGAATCCGAAACCGTACTCCCCGAAAGCATCGACGTAGCGCAGTAGCTTCAAAAACGTTTCGGGCTGCCGCCGTGGCGGCGTCCGGGGCAGGTGAATCATCATGACGGGGTATTATCTCGATGGCCATCGTCATGCACGTATCCCCAACAGAAAGGCGGCGAGAGCCGCGATCAGCAACAACGCGGCCAACTCGCCGGGCGAGAGCATCCAGGCCGGGCGGTTCATGACCGCACCAGCCTGAGCGTGTGAACCAGGCAACACCCGAATACCTCGCGGCCCGTCGTCAGCGCGCGTTTGATGGCGGTCTTGTCGGGCGCGGGCGGCGGCGGCTCCGGATAGCGCAAGAACTCGGCCGGCAACTCCACGCCGTCTTCGATACAGACGCTGGCCGGATTGGCGCGCACCGCGAGCGTGCTGGTGCGCCCTTCGAGCTTGACCAGGTTCGACGCCTCGATGACTCCGATGACGTAGCCTTCGAGGCGCGCGCGCATGGTCGCGGTGCGCTTCTTGCGGGCCTGCAAGCGTTCGATCTCGGCGGCGGCGGCCGCTTCGGCCGCATCGAGCGCCGCCAGGGCGCCGTTGACGCGGTCGACCTTCTCGCGCGTGCCGGCGAGTGAGGCGACCAGGTCGCGTTCGATCTCGGCGCGGAGCTCGCCGTCGAGCTCCGTGTCGCCGATCTGTTCGAGGCTGCGGAGCAGCATGTCGAGCTCCGCGACGTGCTCGCGGAGCGTGACGGGGATCATGGGAACCACGGCAAGCGCGCTCATCGTCGCTCCTCGCACGTCGCACAGACGGAAGGGCACGCCTGTAAAAATTCGACCGCGCCATATCCACAGTCGCGGTCCCCGCCCGGCGTGCCGTGTTCGGGGTCTTCGCAAAACGGGCGGTCGCAGTAGTCGCAGTAACAGCGGCCGCGCTCGTCGCATCCAGGGAAATTGCAGGTTAGGGCGGCCATTAGAGTGCGCCTCCCATGGCTTCGACGCGCTCGGCGTGGCCGGCGCCGCGGCCGCCGCGGGTGCGGCCGGCTTCGCGGCATTCCGTGCAGTAGGCGTCGCGCGGATCCACCGGATCGGTGTAGCCGTGGCATCCCCAGCAGCGGCGCAGGTTGCCGTTGCCATCGCGGGCCGCTGCGTGCACCAGCGCCTGGCGAAATTGTTGGTAGCGGAGGGCCGTCACAGGCGCACCTCCGGGATTTCGAGCGCGGCCAGCAGCGGCAGCTCGGCGTATTCCTCGCCCAGGCTGCAGATCAGGCACAGCAGTTCCCGCGGGCCGCGCTTGATGCACTCGGCCCCGAACGGAATCCGCGATTGGCACAGCGAACAGCGGCGCATTACCGCACCTCCTTGGGATCGCAAGTTTCGACCTCAACACCGTCGCCTGCTGTGGTAAAAAACCAGATGGTGTAGGCCTGGATTCTGTCGTAGCGGACTGCCGCGCGGGCCTCGTCCAGCGTGGCGTACTCGCCGTGAGTCCTGCTAGTGGCGTAGTCGATCACGTGGTAGGGCATTAGGTGTGCACCTGTACGCCGCGGCGGCTGGCTTCGATGAACAGCGAAATGGCCATAGCCCGCACCGATTCCTCGGAGAATGTCACGGGGAAGCCGTGCGAGCTGGCGAACGCGTAGGACTGCTGCACCGCGGTCATGGCGTCGCATAGCGACTGCGCCAGCACGCGGCTGGCGCCCGAGGCCTGCGGCTCGTCGAACTCGTCGCGCGGGCTGTCGAGCAGGCGGCGCAGCTCCGCGTGCGGCGCGGGCGTAGAATCGGAGGGCCGATTGTTGGATTTGGTCTGATAGCCGGCGCTTGACGCGGGCACGGCTGCTACCGTGCCTGCGTTTTTGGGGTTGCCCAGCGTCTCGACGTGCCACCGGCCGCCCGGCAGTTTGGCGATCGTGAACGGCACGCGCGCCGTCACGTGGGCCGCCTCGATCGCCTGCATGCAGGGCACGTCCGCGAACAGCTTGCGGCCGTCGGTCAGGGTGTAGAGGAAACTGCCGTTCGAGCACAAGCGCCCGTCGCTGTACTGCAGGGCGATCGTTTCCGGCACGTTCGGCCGGAGTTTCAGGATGTCGCTGATGGTTGCGGCTGCTGCCATGTTAGTTCACCTCCATCGGGTAGTTTTTGTATTCCACGTACAACCAGCCGCCGGGCGGGACGATTCGGACGATTTCCACGTCCTGGTCGGTGATAAATTGCGATCCGCCACTGCGGTAGCTCCGAAACGACGAACGTTCCGTTTCGGTGGCTCCCCAAATCAAGCCATCCGAAAATGTCTGTGTGATCTGTACCTTAGCTGCTGCCATGGTCTTTCTCCTTTGTGCTTACCGCAAATGCTATATGCGGCTTACGCGATTACTGTTATGCCATAAGCGGCTTAATGCTGTCAAGGGCTTCTTGCATTTTTTATATAACCCGCTTACTGTATGAAGGATGGCGAACTCCAAGAAAGACCCTATCCGCGAATACCTCGCCAGAATTGGCCGTGAGGGCGGCAAGAAGACCAGCCCGACAAAGGGGTTCGGGAAGCTCACTGAGGAAGAGCGTCGGGAGAACTCCCGGAAGGCATCCGAGCGGCGGTGGGCCGAACACAACAAGAAAAAAGCGGCACTGGCAAAGAAGAGGGCGCCGGCGAAGAAGAAGGTGTCCGGAAAGTGAACGGAAGGCTCGACACCCTCAAGTGCTGGCTGCTGGCGATTATTGCGTTCTTGTTGATGGGGATACTTTGGCGAATGCCGAAAGATGGAACGACCCAACTGGTCCGGGTGGACGGCGGGAGTATTGCAGTGTCAAACACGGTGCCCGTCGAGGTGCAAAACACCGTTACTGTCGAATCTGAGTGAAGGCGAAAAAGAAGGGGCCGGGGAAGTGAACTGGATGGCGCAAAGGGACGCCAGATGCCTGTTCAGATCGAAGCTTTTCGCGGTATCAGATCGTGTGTATAACTTCGATGTGGTCAAAAAGTGGGGGAAAGAATGGATGGTTCGAACACTCTAAAAATGCAGCGCGCTTTGCGCGTGGCTATGGACTCCGCGCCGGCTGCGTCGGCTGAGGAGATCGCGATTGAAGTGAGGACGCGCCACGCGGCATTATTCGCGGATTGGGCAACGGAAAAACTCACCGTGTCGGCTCGATCGGAATTGCGCGCGCGGAAGCTGGCATCCCGGCAGCCAGACCCATACCAGATGTTTTTCGAAGGGTTTAAGAGCTTGACCGAGAGGCTGCCACAAAAAGGCCATACCATTCCCCTGGCAAAGGCCACAGTGACCGATCTGCGTAGAACACTGAGCGTCCTGCACGGCCAGGCGGATGCGATTAAACAGCCAACCCTCGCACTGATTGAGGAGATGAGCCCCTATTCGAAAGTGGAGCACGGGCTCACGGTGGCGCGCTATTGCGAGCTGCGTGCTGCCGGCGTTACGCCGAAGTCGCTGCGGGCCGAGCGGTTGGCGCGGCGTCGCGGCCGCCGCCGCGTAGCTGGAGCTCAAGCGTGATCGTGAAGGCGAAGAAGAAGGCGCCGGGGAAGTGAATGGGATGCTCATCCGCAGTTTTCGTTTGCAAACTCCGGATGAGCATCCGTTCCGCGAAACAGCTTTCAAAACCTGTGACCTATAAGCATTGAAACTGGTTCTTCACAAGGAACTAAACAGGTAACCAAGGGAGGAACCTGTATGGAGTCGAACGGAGCAAAAATTCAAGGACTTGCGAAGGCCGCGATTGAGGTTGTACAAGAGGGACATATGGAATCCGACCAGGCCGAGCGGCGCGCGCGCAAGCGGGACGAGTAGGGGAGGGAAACGATGAACGACGCCCAAGGTCAAGAGCTTCTGGAAATTCTGAGGGTCATCGCGGAAGACCTGCGCGAAATCAAGCTCGCGCTGAAAATGGACGTTAAGAGCCGCGCGACTCGCCTGGAAGATATTCAGACAAAGCTCGGTACTTTAACACAGGCACGAGAGCGCTAGCCGCCTGGAGTGCTCCCATCTGCTCGACCGCATTCGCCCCGGACTTGCGAAGCAAACCGAGAATCTCACGCAGCAGAATCAAGCTCAGCGGCGTTTCGGCGTTCTCGGCTTCCATGGGCTCTTGAAGGACAAGAAGATCGTCTTTGAGCACCGCGCCACCTGGCGCGGTGACTCCGCCGCCATCCAAAACCAAGCGGCACTGCGACTATAGTGCGGCGCCACGCGCCGCGTCAAGCGAAAAATTCGGAGCCCCGTTTACGTGGGCCCGCGGCAGCCTTCGAGGCGGTTCAGACGCTTCTCGATCGCGCCGTCGCGCATCGTGTACACGTCCTGGCGCTGGTACGTGCCGGCCAGCTCCTTGCGCAGCGCTTCGAACGCCGCCATGATCTGATTCGACATCTTGAGCTTGAGCACGATCGAGGCGCACGTGCCGCCGGCCGACACCGCCGCGAGCGCGAACGTGCCGGCGGCCCAGCTGCTTTCCGCGGCGATCATGGTTTCCGGTCCTCCGGTTTTTCTTTCACTGAACTATTCCCTCAACTGTGGCACTCGTGGTATCGTCGTCAACGTGCTGATTCGTGCCTGGCTGCTGCTTTCGACGCTCTGGTTCCTGCTTTGCTCATTCAGTTACTGGCTTGGCTCGTCACCCGGTCATCTGGACAACGACGGGGTGCTGATAGGCCTGGTGCCGTTCGTTCTCGGCATCGTCTGCCACTACTCGTGGCGCTTCATCACGACTGGCTCCGTGGTGACGCGAAAGCTTACGGTGTACCGGGATTAGGGGCTCCTCCCGCGACCAACTCCTGCGTGGTCGCTTTCCCCAGCAACTTAAGAACGCCGGCGTTATCGCCCATTTTCGCCGCGACTAACAGCGCCTGCCGCCTGGCCGGCGCGAGCGCCTGAAACGCTCCGGCATCCACGGCATTCTGTAGGGCCTGTGCTGCCGCCTGACCTAGTTTTGGCCCCACGATTCCGCCGATCAAAGCACCAACCGCCATGCCGGGAGGCCCCGCAATGGCGCCGCCGAGCGATCCACCCGCCGCCGCGCCGGTCCCGTGCAATGCCGCCCGCTTCAGGAGCAGATCCAACCCTGACGGCGTGGTGCCCTTGCCCCGCTCAATGTTCTGATCGACAATCTGCTCCAGGTCTCTGTACTTCTGATAATCCTGGTTGAGTGGCGTCGTTTCGGGCGCGAGCGCGTCGGCCGTCGTCCGATAGGCGTCCCCGATGTTCTTCCAGAGCGATTTCTCCGTGTCGGGCGAGTTCCACGTAGTGCGCCCGTTCGCGTTCTGCTTCAGGTGGATCAGGTCATCGAGCGTTAAACGCGCCTTATTGGGCGCAGTCTCCACTGGGCGGATTTGGGACGCGCTCTTGGGCACAAACACATCACCTTCGTCAGAAGTATTTCGGATAATCACACCGTCATAATCCGGGTTTTGGATAGCGGCTTTTATCTCGGGGTGATTCGTGTCTGGCGTGAACTTATCGTAAGGACGGTCGAATTGGAAACTGCTCGCCGGTGCTCCTTCTGCATCTATTACGAATGGCTTTTCAATATTCAAATGAGCGTGCATGATTTGTGAAATCGTCGGAGGCTTAGTGAAATTCGTGACGGCATCCGCAAATCGGGCAGCTACTGCAGGGTCAGAGCTAAACACGCCAGCCCACGGACCATTAGTTGACTTCAGCGTCGTGATAGGCTGGCCAGTCCTCCAGTCATTTACCGGCATTCCCTTGTAGACCACACTGGGTGCTCCAGATTGTTCGGATACAACGCTCCTGCCAAACCACGGATCGGATTTGGCTATGTCTTTAACGACCTGAATCTGCTTGTCGATGGCGGCGTGCGCCGTTTCGTCGGTGATCACCCCACGCCGCATGTACTGCTGCTGCGCCTGCCGCAGTTTATCTACCACTACGCTAGGGTCGACCTCTCGCGACTTGATCGCCGGGTCGAGGTTCTGGTAGGCCTCCGACAGATCGGCCAGCTTGCCCTTCACGACATCCTGCATTTCGTGCACGGAATCAGGCGGAACGATGCCGTCTTTCTGCAGCGTTGGCAGTGCTTTCGAGATGCGGGCTTTCTGGGTAGGAGTGGCCCCGCCGAATGATTCCGAGAAGTTCGCCAAGCTCGGGAACTTCTGGTTGAGATATCCCTTCACGCCGCCAATCGCCGCGCCGGCTACTTCCGCGCCGCCTCCCAGCGCGCCACCGAGCACGGTCGATACGGGATCGCCGCCGCTCTGCACGGCGCTGACCCCGGCGCCGACGCCGGCCTGCGCCAACGCACGGGCCGCGAGGCCCGCGCCCTTGACGGCTTTACCCGCCATGCCGGCGGGCACCGCAAATTCCGCGCCCTGCTCGAGGAACTTCCCGAGCCCGCCGGCGATACTGTCGGGAGCTTGCGCGGCCTTCACCAGGTCGGGGCTCGGCGCCGGCAGGGCATCGCCGACCACGGGGATTTTGCGGGCCAGGTTGTAAGCCCCCAGCCCCGTGCTGACGACGCCCGCGCCAGCGCCCTGCAGCAGCTCGTCGGGCGCGCGCAATAGCGTGACCCCAAGGGACCGCTGCGGCGCGGTTGCCGCCGGCGCCGCGACAGCGGGCGCGGGTGCTTGCGCCTGTTTGGCATCCCACAGATCCGCGCGCACGCTGTCGGTAAGCGGCAGCTTCTTCAGGCGCGCGGCCAGATCGTCCGTATTGGCGGCCTGGTGGTAAGCGTCCCAGGCGTCGGCCTTCACGTAGTCCGGGATTTTGAGCGGGGCGAGAATTGCTTGAGCGTCGGGCATGGGTTATTTCCGGAACGGATTCTTTAGCGGCGCGGCGGCGCTCTCGGGAGTCGCGCCCGTGACGTTGATGCCTTTGACTTTCAGCCAGGCACGGCCGGCCGGGTTGACGTATTTGTCGATCGGCAAGTCCTCGCCGACCGCGGCTTTATACGTCTGGTTCATGCCTTCGAACTGGCCGCCGATCAGTTGCGAGATTTCATCGATAGCCTGCTGGCGCGCACCGGACGTTGGAGAGTGTAATCCCTTTTCCCAGGATTTGACCTGCCCTTCGGTGCCAATGCCGCCGGACACCAGCTTTTCGAGTTCGGCCGACACGGCGTGTGCGTCCTCGTTCAATCTGTTCTGTTGGCCCGTAGAATTCATCCCGAGCGCATAAGCTGGCGCGAATTCGGCTTGCTGTGAGTTTTTCTCGAAGCGCCCGATGTGAGCGACGATCCGCGAAATGGTCCCCAGGTTCTTAGCCTGGCTCTTCTCGGGATTCGTAAACGAGTTCTTCGTGTCGAAGGTCTGCGAGGTCAGGCCCGGATTGATGCGCATGGCGCCGGACAGCAGCCGCTCCTTATCGGGCAGCCGGCTGAGCTGTTGGAAGCTCATCTCGCCTTTGGCTAGTTTTTCCGCCAGCGTCTTCTGGTTGTCGGTCAGGTCGTCGCCGCCGCCCATGGTGGCGTTGAACCTCTGGCGATTGAGGTTCAGCTCCGCGCCGGCGATTCCCACGCGCTGCCGCGAGAAGCCTTCGTCCGCGAGATTGTGCCGGCCGGTTTCAGCTTCGCGGGCCTTCGCGATCAGCGCCTGCGCGCGCTGTTCGGGCGTCAAGGCCATCGATTGCGCCATCGCATCATCGGGGTTGACCTGGCCGTGCAGCACGAGCGACTTTTGCGTGGCGTCAGTCTGCGCCGCCTGCGCCTTCGCCGCGGCTTCCGCCTCAAGGTTCAGACCTTTCGGCCCGATCAACGTCGCATAGTGCTGCTGCAGGTTCGCAGTACCCGGAAACTGCGCCTCGGCCTGCGCCTGCTGCGGCGTGATAATACCCTGGCTGACGAGCTGCTGGAGCATGGCCGTGTGGCCGGCCGGCTGCTGCTCCGGCGCCAACTGCAACACCGCGCCGATGCCGTTGGCTAACGCCTCGGCCCGCATCTTGGCGGTCTCGGTGGCGAAGTACTGCCCCTGCGCGCCGTATTCGCCAGTGTGGGCGGTGTCGAGCCCGATCTTCGTCAACGCCTCGCGCCGCGCGAGCGCCGACTGTAGCAGTGCCTGGCCGCCGCGGTAATCGCCGCGCCCGAAAGCCTTCTGCGCGGCATCCTCGTAACTGATGCCCGGCGGAATAGCCGTTTTGCCGGCTTGGCCGCCCATGGCGGGAAGCGGCTGTTGCGCGGCCGGCTGGTTAACTGTCTGGCTGGCCGGCGGCAGTCCCGCCGCGCCAATCTGCGAGACCGGCGAGAAGACCGGCCCGCTCATAACCTGACCGGCCGTCTGCGGCTGCGCCGGAGAAGCCCCGATCTGCGACAGCGGAAGGCCCTGGGACGGCGCGGAGGCCTGCGGCGGCATCTGGCCGCCCTGATCCTGCGGCGGCGCGTCCTGCGCCTGCTGGCCGTACTGGCCGAGGAAGTACGCGCGCATGGCGGCGTCGTCTCCGACCTGCTGGCGCAGCTGCTGCAGTTTCAGCGCGTTCTCCTGCATGGATTGCTGGTTCATTTGGCGCTGCTGCATCAGGCCGCGCAGCGTCATCGCCCCGCCCATCGATTGCAGGTAGGAGGGCGGCGGCTGGATTCCGTAGACTAATTCAGGATCGATCACGTTAATTTCCCCCTCCGAACAGCGAGCGCCAGGCGTTACTCGAGTTCCAGGTGCCGCTGCCTTGCGGCGTGCCGCCCATCAAGCCCAGCGGGTCGCTGCCGCCGCCCGTTCCGCCACCTCCGGCGAAGCCCGACAGGCCACCGGTCAGGAACATATCCGCCGCTCCGCCGATTGAGCCGAGCATGTGGTTCCACTGGTTGGCCGCGCCGAGCATGCCGCCCGCCTGCGCTTCGGCCGAGCCGATCTTAGCGCCGGCGGCAAAGCGGCCCATGCCGATCGTGTTCTGCGCGGCTTCATCCGCGCCGTGCATGCCGGCGCTGCCGGCGAACTGCGCCGCGCCGAGCGTGTTCTCGCCCTGCTGATTGGCGGCGGCCATGCCGCGGTTGGCCATGCCGCTCAGATTCGAATACGTGTTCTGCGTGTTTGTGGTGAAGCGGTTGAAGGCGTTCTGGTATTCGCTCGAGGCCAGGCCCTGCGAGTAGTCGGCCATGGCTTTCATCTGGCCGCCGCCCATCACGGCGCCGCGCGCCGAGGCGCTGCGATCGAGCGCCAGCTGCCCCTGCTGCAACCGGAACTGGTAGCCGGGATCGTTGGCCTCCATGTCGGCCGCCGTGAACTGATGCGTTCCCTGGCCGCCGGGGGCCATGAACGCGGAGAGCGAGCTGTTGGCCTGCTGGCCCGACTGCGCGTACGGATCGAGCAGGGCGTTGGCCGCCGCGCCCGCGCCCGTGACGCCCGCGCCGGCCGCGCCGGCCGCGCCGGTGACGCCGGCGTTCGCCTGGTTGGTGGCATCCTGCAGTAGCGGCGTCGCCGCCGCGTAGCCGCCCGAGATGGCCCCGGCTGCGTTGTGGTTGGCGCTCGATCCTTGGATGCCGCCGATGATGCCGGTGATTAGAGACATAGATCCTCTTTCGAAATTCCCAAACAGACCTGGTCGAGCAGCACGCCGCCCTTTAGAAACGACTTCTCGTTCACGCCGTACTTAGTTAGGCCCGCGCGCACGGCCAGGCGTAGCACCAGGCCATTGCTCACCGGCGCGCAGCCGATAATGCGGCGGCACTCGGTGTGGTCGAAGATCCACCGGATGACGCCCTTCATGGCCTGCTCGCTGCGGCCCCAGGCCACAGGCAGCAGGCAGGTATGCATCTCCCAGCAGACGCGGTTATGCGGAACGAAAGCGAAGAGGCCCAGCGTTTCGCCGTCTGCGATGCGGCGATCGCCATGCTGGCGGACGGCAGGCGGCAGCGCGTGAAAGCCCCCGTCGCTGCGCACCAGGATGTAGTGCACGGCCTCGGACTCATTCAGAACGTAGCTCTCGGCCGGCGGCGTGAAGTCGTCGGCGGCCGCGCGGTAGAGCTGCTCGGTCGTGATGATCGCGCGGATGAGAGCGTAGTCGCGGCTGCGTTCGAAGCGCATCAGTAAGCCACGTTTCCGAAAGTTCCCGTCGCGGGGCAGTTGCCGGTGTAGCCGGGCTGCACGCCTTGCCCCGGATAGGGCAGCGCCGCGCCGTACGGCACCCACTTCGAGAGGTGAATGGCGGTCTGGTCTCCGACCGGCGAAAAGCGCCGGGTCGTGAGCTGCGCATACGTCGATGGCGGCGTCGAGTCGATGTCGATGGCATATTGGGAGCCGTAGATCTCGCTGTTCGGCAACCCGATCGTATTGTTGCCCGCGTAGAAGGACTCGCTGACGGCGGTCGGCACGGCGTAGCCGGTCCACCCGTCGGCGAACGTCATGTGCACGATGCAGGCATAGACCCGCATCACGCTGTCGACCGGATCCTCGAGGAGACTGGTATAGGGAAAAAACGACACGACCAGCGTCGCCAGATCATAGACGCGGAAATTGTCCACCGGCTGGGTCCACGTGGTGGACTGTAGCGGGTGATCTGCCGTGGGCATCGTCAGGGAACTTTGCGACTGCGCCAGGTCGCTCGTGAACTGCACCGACTCCAAGCCGGCGTTCGCATACCCATTCGTGTTGTAGCTCGTCCATGCCGTCATCGATAGCGTTGCGAGCGTGATCGCCCCGTGGCCGCCGTTCTGCGGGACGAATCCGCTGCCCGCGTTGAGTTCGGAGCAGCCCATTTGCGTCGCCCCGCCCGCGCCATTCACGCCGACCAACTTGAAGTACCTCTTCGTGACGCCGGGGAAAGTGATCAATTGCAGATTCGCGGACGCGCCCCACGAGAAGGAGCCAACCGCCGTGCCCCAGTTCACGCCGTCGCTGCTGACGAAAGCTTGCACGTCTGCCGGCGCGGAATTGCCCGCGAAGCCGTCCTGCCGTGGCCAACACTGGATGCCGTCGATATATTGCGGCGAACCCATGTCCACGCTGATGAAGTGCGGATAACCCGAAGCCCCGCCCAATGAATTCCAAAACGTCGTGCCGTTGCCGTCGATGGCCAGCGGACCTTCATACCCCGCGCCGGCGATGCTGTCGACCGTGACCACCCAGCCCGTGCGGTCCAAAAGCCCCGGAGCCGTCGGCAGAATCGGCGGCACGGCCGGCGCCGTGGTGGTGATCAGGAAGTCGAAGGGGCCGAACGTGTTGAACTGCCCCATGTTGATCGTGAAGGTTTCGGCCGCGCCGGGATAGCCGCCGAGTGCGCTATTGGCGGAGGCGAACGTCGGCGTCATCAGCGCGAAGCCAAAGGCATTGGTCAAGACCAGACCTTCCGGGCCCGTGGCTTCCGCGCAGGTGATTACCTGCTGCGTTCCGCCGCCGCCGTCATTCTGCGCGACCAGCTTGCAGCCGACGTTGGCGACGCCCGCGCCGAGCGCGTTGAAAACCTGAATTTTGATCGGCGTTCCCGCCACGCCGGCCTGCGCCTTATAGGGGCTCAGTTGTGCCGATGGCGGGCTCGCGATGAAGGTGTAGATTCCGGGCACTTCGGTGCCCGAAACATAGTAAGTGATCGTCGAGAACGTGCCGCTGGCGCTGCTGTATGTTGCCGTGAAGTCGAACTCGAACGTCTTCGGGTCGGCCGCCGTCATGGTTGGCGGAATCACTTGCAGCGTCAGGTTGCCGCTGGCGTCCGTCACGGTCGCGCCGGGGTAGCCCACGGGCGGCGTGATCGCCCCGTAGCCTAGTTTTACGCACGTGATGCTCACGGTTGCCCCGACCACGGGCGCGCCGCCGTTCAGCACCTGGATGATGATGTTCTTCGAGTTCTGGCCGATATTAGCCGGCACCAGCTGCGAGCCGCCCGAAGTGCAAGTGACCGTGATCGCCATCTAAGCCCCCGGCGCTTTCACGGTCTTCCAGACCAGCGTGAAGCTGGCGACGCCGTTCACGTCTTTCGACCCATCGCTCGACGTGATGTCCCACGACAAGATGTCGCCCGTTGTGAGCGCGGGCGGCTTGGCCGGGAATGCCGTGGTGCTGATCACCGTATCGACCGGCGTTGCCTTCGGAACCGTGAGGGTGATGAAGCTCGCGCCGTTGAGGTTGACCCTCACGGCCAGGTCCGCCGTGATGGCTTTGCGCAGCACGCCCGTGAAAATCACCGGCGGGCCGCCCTGATACACCGTCAGGTGGTCCGCGATGTTATTGCCGCTGGTCGAATCTTTGACGAGCAGCGTGCGCTGCGCCGGCGCGCGCCCGAGGCTCTCAAAGAAAATCATCCAGGTGCGCGTCAGGTTGCCGTCCCCGTCGAACATCGGCGTGCGGATCGGAACGGCCGGAATGGTCGTGCTCTGCTTCTTCCCCGCATTGCCGGCTGGCGCAAGCACCACCGCGACGAACGAGGCTGTCCCTTCGGCGGCCAGTGCCGAGACCGTCGTGAAGCCGCGCGAGCTGGGGAAGTAGATCAGCATGGTTAGCTGTTCGGGAAGGCCGCGATATTGGTGTCCCGATTGCCGGAGCAGCTGAACCGCAGCGCCACGGAGTTGCCGTTGAGGTCGGCGGCCGTGAGGTCGATGGTGTACCAACCGTTGGCCACTTCGGTCGGCGCATTGGTGCAGGCCGCGAACGCGCCGTTATCGATGCGCCGCTGCGCCGTGACGGTCAGGCCGGTCTTCGGATTCCCGTTGTTGTCGTACATGGGGAAGCAGAAGTTCAACGCCGCTGTATTTTTCTTGAGCGGCGACTGGATTTTGACGCTGTTGTTCGCGTCGCAGGTCGGCAGGCCGCCGGAGGTGCCGACCGCCGTAGTGCCGGCGGGAAGCACGGCTTTGACCGCCGCAATATCGGCAGCCGTCGAAACGCCGGCCGGAGCGCCGAGCCGCGCGAAGCAATCGCCGGTCTGGGCGGTGCCCCCGAGCGTCGAGCGCGTCGAGACCTGTGCGTCGAGATTAGTGCCCACGATCTTGCCGGCCGTGCCGGTGCCGTAAGCGCCGGGCAGTGCCGTGGCCCAGGGGTCGGCAGAAGCGCTTTGGTTATCGAAAACCGTCAGTTCGATTTCGAGGACCACCGGGGCCATATTGGCCGCGCCCTTGAGCATGACGACGACGGAGTTCGCGCCCGTCGCAAATGCGGCGTCCGGGACGCCGATCTGGTAGAGTCCCGGCATGTTGGTGGCATCGACGACGATGAAGCCGCCCGTGGCCCAGGTGCCGCGCGTCATCGTGGCGAGCGTGATCGCAACGCTCGCGGCGGCCCCTTCGCGGTAGTAATAGGCCGTCAGGCCGGCCGAGCCGAAGGCCAGGCCCGTGAGACCCGCGCCCGTGGTGCTGGAACTGTCCTGGATGAAGACGTCGATGAGCTTCGACGTGGTGCCTTTGACAATCGAGAGTTTCGCCACGTTATCTCACTCCTCCGGTCATGCCGCCGTTGACGAGCATGCCCGCCGCGCCGCCGCTGCCAGCGCTTTGCACCGCGCCCACATCTAAACTTCCGGTACTGGTGCCGCCGGGGAATATGCCAGGGAATCCGGCGCCTTTTAGGAGTGCGCCGCCACCTGCCGTCGCGTTGAGCGAGAAGTCGCCAGTCGCGGAATTGGTAAACGGAGTTGCGGTCAGCGCGATGTAGCTGAAGCCGCGATTGCCGGTATTCACATCCCCGCTGGTGTTTGAGCCGAAGCCGTTGTTTCGCCAGGAATAATTGGTAAAGGCTGTCGGGGTTCCCCCCGTCCAATTCACTCCGTAGCCGCCGTTGCCGTAAATGACAGAGTTCTCGACAACAAGGTTGATTTGCGACAGATTCGTCGTGTTGTTGAACAGGATTCCGTCTGACGTGCTGTTGGCGATTGTTACCGAGGAGAGCCGCACGTAGGAACCGACATATTGCGTACTGATGCCATGTGAAGCGCCGTTTACGATGGTTCGGCTAATGATGGCGATGGAATTGGCGGCGTTGCCCCTTTCGACGATTCCATCACCGGTCATGGCATGGATGTAACTGTCGGTGACGTACAGTTCATCAAATTGGTAGATACCGATGTTCCCGTTTTTGATCTCCACCCCTGACACATACAGCTGCGCCCAAATAACACTGGCTGCGTTGCCACTAGAGCCGTTGCTGCTGTCAATGGTGGCAAAGCCAAAACCATCGAAGGTGCAGTTCATAACAACGCCAGCAGCGCCAGAGTGGGTATCAACAATGGCCCCGCCTTTAGTGGCTGCGGTGCTGCTGAAGTTCACATTGATCACGGCCAATCCGGCATTCGCCCGCAAAATGTCCACGCTATTCGTGGCGGTCGTGAGCAGTGGACGAGTTCCATTGTCGCCGTGGGCAGTCCCAAAGCCTATTAGCGAGAAATTGTTGTTGGCGACTTGCGTGGCCGTCGCGGTTTGGGTATAGGTTCCGGCCTTGATATTGATTACATTGTCCGGCGCAACGGCATTGATTGCAGTGTTGAGCGTCAGAAGCGCCCCACCCAAATTCCCGGTGCAGGTGCTTGCGGCCGTGCCAAGCGCCACATCAAAAGTTGCGGTCGTGCCCGCTACGGAAACCACCTGTGTCCGCTGCACCGTGCAGCCAGTTCCAGAAATGACATTGACGACATTACCGGGCGAGGTAGCGTCGAAAGGATGCGCCGCGCTGGTGGCCTGGGTTGTGGTTGCGCCGATTACCAAATCGGTATATGCGATGTAAGCCGTGTCCTGCTGGCTGCGATCCGTGCCGGTGGATGCAGTATCAAAGCCGCCCCCGTTGGAATCCGCGCCCGTGGTTCGTAGCTCCCATTGCGTGGTTGCGGTGATCGCCGCGAAACACGGCAGCGCGAAGCTCGCGCAAAGGACGAAGCAGACGAAGGCCTTCTGAAAATAGCTTTTCACTTATTGCGCTCCCGAATTGGCTTCGATGTCCGCGCCCACCACCGCGACTTTGTACGGCGTCGAGATCGTCAGGCGAAAGACGCGATCGCGCGCCGCCCCGAGCCGCCGGAAATCGTACCGCGCGTACTGCCCGGCGGTGTTCGACGTGGTGGTGCGCGGCGTGTTGAACGTATGCGCGCCGTCGTTCGACCAATCGAGCGACGGATTCAGCGCGCCCGAGTTTTCAAGATCGAAGCGCAGCCGCGAGTAGAACGTGCGGTCGTTCTCTTGCGATAGATGCGGCGCGGTGCGGATGCGGTAAATCGCGGTCGCGTTGTCGGTGAAGAAGGAGGTTGACGCCTGATAGACCGCGCCGGTCGACCAGTCGCCCAGGAAATGCTTGCCGAAAACATACCCGTGAAACGCGCCGCGCTGCCTATCGTTCGATGTGCCGTTCCACCAGCCGCGCTTGTGCCAGAGCTTCTCGCCAAAGTCATACACCCATGTGGCGTTGCCCGTGGGGAAACTGATCACCCAGAACAGGTGGCCGTTCTCCTCGTAGGAATAGGCCACGGCGTCCGAGACCGTCGAATAGGCCGCCCACGCGTTTTCGACCGCGTGCGTTGAGACGCGCACCGGGATGAAGCCCTGCGCCGCATAGGCGACGGCCTGGCCGCGCGGATCGCCGCCGAGCCACGCTACTCCGTTGCCGAGCCGAACGGGACTGGCGGCCGCCAGGCAGCCCAGGTGGATCATCGCGCCGGGATCGCGTTCGAGCGGGAAGGCGGCGTTGCCCGTGTTGCGCCACACCTCCGTGGTTTGCGTGCCGAACAGCCACAGCTCTTCGTGATCGGCCAGCACTGCCGCGATGTTGTCGGGGTAGCCTTCTTTTACCGCGAAGTCGAGCGCGCTCCAGGTGGTGCCGTCGTTGATGGACGAGATGTTAAAGGTCTTGGAGTTCGGCTGCACCGCGACGAAGTAGCCGTCGAGGAACGCGCCCGAGGAGGCCGTGACCTGGCCACCGGTGGTGAAGCTGCACAGCACCGGCCCAGCGCCGTTGTCGCAATACGCCTTACCGGCGCTGACGATATACAGCTGGTTGCCGTTGGGGTACATGTAGACCGGCAGCCCATCGGTGCCCACGTCGCCGCGCGCGGTGGTATCGGTGGGGCCGCCCACGCCGATAATCGCGCCCGCGGAGGTCAACTCGTACAGTTTTGATCCGGCCACGACGAACAGCCGCCCTTCGCCGATCCAGATACCGCGCACCGGCGAGGTCGGCAGCGTGGCAAACAGCGTGAGGCCGGGCGTGCCGAGCAGCGCGCGCGGGCTTTTGCCTTGCCCCGCCGTGGCCCACCCGTAGGGCGAACCGCCGCTCTCATCCGATTCGACGTACAGGTTCATGCACTCCTGCGCGTCCTCGTTGAGCGAGGCCGCCTGGTAGGTGCCGCCAATGAAACCGCTGAAGGGAGCCATTAGCGGTTGGCGATCCAGTCGTAGACGCCGCCGCGCGCCTGGTGCGGCATGACGTCGTTGCGCATCCGGGGCGTCGGCGAGTTTAAGAGTTCGATGTCGCGTCGGTATTGCTTGGCCAGATCGATGATGAGCGGCAGGCTCGGCTGCGACTTCGCCGTGATGGCGAACGACGGGGCCATCTGCACGGCCAGGTTGTAGCGCAGCGCGAGCGCATAGCCCGGCGGGAAATTGACGTTCGTCACGAGCGACGCGAAGCTGGTCAGCTGCTGCCAGCAGTAGAGTTCGATCTGAGCCGAGGAGTCCGATGGATAGGGGAACAGCGAGAGGTTGGCCAGCGGATAGGCGCCGTCGTCGTAGAGCGAGTAGGGAATTGGCGACGGCACCGCCTCAACCGTGATCGCGGCCCACTGCTCCTTCGTCAGCAGGTTCATCGGCGTGCGGATCGTCTGGCCGGTAGCGGTGGTGATCAGGTTGGCCGTTTCGATCTTGACGGGCCGCGCGGCGTTGAAATCGCCGCCGGTGCCCATGGTGTAGGTCTGCTTGCCGGAGATCAGCGCGAACGTCAGCGCCGCGACGTCGAAAATCTTGAGCCGGTCGGTGTTCCAGTTGTCAATGAGGTCGTTGAGTTCCGAGAGGCCGTCTGAGCCCGAGGCGGCGTTAGCCGTCATGCCGGGGCGCAGAACGCCCAGGAGCCGGAGCGCGCCGTAAACCAGCTGCGTGCCCGTCATTACTGCGCCTGCGCCGCCGTGCCATCGGTCGGCGGGATCTCAAGCACCGATTTACCGGCGCGGTTCGAGGCGTTGAGCTTGCGGATTGCGTCCAGACTCTCGCCGGCCCGCGCGATCACGGCCGGGTCGAGCGTGCGGCCATACTCGGGCGCGAGCTTCACGGCCAGCGCGAAGCGCAGCGCGTCGGTGTAGAGTTCGGGCAGCGCGATCGCCGTCGCGGCCGTGGCCGGCACCGGCAGATCGACCGAGCAATACAGGTTCAGCGTTGCCGTCGCGGTGGGCACTGGCGCCACCAGCACCGCCGGCGTCGGATAGGCATAGTCGCAATAGGCGTATTGCACGCGCGGGCCGCTGTTGAGGCGGTCGGGCAGCGAAGCCCACTTGTCGGGGCCGACGACGTTGACGGGGAACTGCATGCCGGCGATCGACATATCGGCCGACAGAATCTTGATCGGGCGAGCGCCCGGAATGGCGTAGGACGACGTCGACGCGACCAGCGCGATCGCGGCGGTGCGCGTCGCGAAGTCGGCCAGCTCGTCGGCGCTCCACGCATCATAGAGTTGCGTCAGGGCGGTGAAGCCATCGGCGGCTTCGTCGGTCGAGGGCGTTTCGCCCGAGGCTACGGCGCCGATCAGGCGCAGCGCGCCGTTTACCAGATCACTCGCGAGATACGCCATCGGCTACTCCTTGGTCTTTTTGGTCTTCTTGGCCGGCTCAAACAGCGGTGCGAGCGCGGGCTCCGGCTCGTGGAACGCCGCCGGCGTGTCACGCCAGCCTTCCTCGTGCAGGCCGTCTTCGGGCGTCTGCGCGATGAACGCCGGGTGTGTCCGGTGGTAGCGCCATTTCGGAAACGGATGTTCCAACGGTGTTGCTCCTCTTTTGGCCGATTCCTAATAAATTAGGAAAACGCGCGCGGCCCCGAAGGACCGCGCGCCAGGTTGTCAGCTGGCTAGCTGTAGATGCGGCAGGCCAGCGGGCTGTACTGCACGGCGAATGCGTAGAGCACGTCGAAGCGGTTGATGAATTTGTTGTTCACGCCGTCGAAGATACGCACGAAGCGCAGCTGAATCCCGGTGTCCTTGTCGGTCGCGGTGTAGATCGTGTCGACCCCGCCCGGCTCTTCCTGGTTGATGCAAGCCCAGGTGAAGGCATCGCGATGGAACGCGAGGCCCTGCGGGGTCTGCGTGGTGGAAGCGCCGGTGACCGTGATCGCGGCGCCGGAAATGGGCATCGCGGAAACGGTCTGGGTCGCGCCGGTATTGATCATCGCCGGCAGGAACGCGATGGTCGAGTTGCCCGTGCCGTCGGTGACCGTGGCGGCGGTGACGACAAACTGTTTGAGCTTGCCGAGAGTGAGGCGGGTTTGCGGGTTGACGTCGTAGACGCCGGCCACGGTGAACGTATCGCCCAGGTTCAGGACGGTCGTGGTCGCGGTCCAGCCGTTGGTCACGAGCGAGGTTGCGCCCGAGGCCGTAGCGCCGTTGGTCAGCGGCGTACCGCCGTAAGTGCCGACGGTGTGCGTCTGCACGTTGGCGGTTTCGTACCACTTGAAGCCCACGCCGCGGCCGATCATGCCGTTTTCGTAGGAGTCGGAGACCACCTGCGTCGGGTTGAAAATGGTGCTCAACGCCGCCGAGGCCTCGACCTGCATGTCGGGCGACAGGATCAGCGTTTTGCTGTTGTCGTCCGGGCAGCCGGAGTTCACCATCTTGGCGCGCGCCTGGTTGTAAGTCTTGATGGCGGTCGGGATGGTCCCGGCCGTGCCGACGCTGTTCGCGGTGCCGCGATAGGCGATCTGCATGCAGTCCACTTCGATGTCGTTCACGAGCTGCGCCATGGCGGGCTTTAGCACGCGGTTTTTGACATCGTCGATGTTCAACGTCCATTCGGTCGACGGGAGGTCGATGTCGACGCCCTTCAGCGGACGGACGGTCACGGCGACGCTCGATTCCACGTAAGGCACGGCGCTATACGTGTCGCCCGAGCGGGATGTAAAACGCGCGGGCAGGCGGACGTTGATGGTGCTGCCCGATTTCATGCCCTTCTTCGCGAACAGGTACTCGTTGTCGCGGTTGACGTTGCGGAGCAGGACCAACTCGTTCTTCAGGATGCGAAGCGCTTCGTTGGTGTATACCTGCCACGGCTGGTAAGTGTTGGCCACGTTGGTTTTCCTCGCCGCTCAATGCGGCTCAGGCGTCTATCGCCGTAGCGATGCGCCGGGCTGTGCGTTGCGCCACCGTTCCCAGGCGTTGAAGTCGCTGGGATCCGGTTCGGAGCTCTCGGCCGCGGCCTTCACCGTTTTGGCCGGTGCGGGCGCTTTCGAGACGCGTGCTTTGGGTGCAGGAGTGGCTGTCTCAGCGGCGAGAGCGGCTTCGATTTTTCCGATTTCGCGCGCGGCGGCCACGGGCGAGAGCGCGGCGATGCGCTGCGCTTCTTCCGGGTGCTGCGCGAGATGGTAGGCAATGGCCGGGCCGTGGTCGGAGGTAATGATCGCCTCGTTCATCGCAGGGGAAACCTGGATGTCTTCGGCGGCCTGCAACACGTCGTTGTAGTCCGGAGTCTCGGACTTGAACGTGTTGACCTTCTCGTTCCACGCCTTTTTTTGTTCGGCCTGGCTCTGCGCGGCTTTCTGCGTAGCGGCTTCCGCCGCCCGTGCAGTTTCGCGCTGCTCCATCTTCCAATCGGTCAGCTTGTCCACAAATTCGGCATAGCTGTCGAAATCCGTCTCTTTGGGCCTGCCGGCGGGTTCGGCGGCGGCCGCGGGCTTCTCGGGCTTCTGCGTAGCGTTGCCGCCCTGCAGTTGGCGTTCGAGTGCATCCGCGCGCGCCTTTTCCGCGCCGATCTTCTGATTCAGCTTGTCGATGCGGCGCGCGAAACCGGATTTTTTGGCCGGCGTCACGTCCTCGTCGTCGTCGTGCTCCTGATCTGCTTCCGCTTCTGAGTTCGGGTCAGTTTTGGCGGCGTCGGCTTTGGCCGGCGCTTCCGCAGGTTTGTCGGGTACTGCTTCTTTCGGCGCGGCCTGCGCGTTAACCCACTTCTCGTATTCGGCGAAGTCGGAGGGCGGCTGGCTCGGGTCGAGTACTTCTTCCATTCGGATTACGCTCCTTGGGCGTGTGGCCGCGCGATGACGCCCGCGCGTAGGGCGAATGCGCCGCAAAGGGGCGCTGTACAGGAATCGGATCGGGGAAGGGGAAGCGTCAGCGCGGGTGCGCTAATTCAGGCAGGAACAGAGGGTGACGGTGCCGTTCTCGAAGCGGAACGAGGCGATCCAGTAGATCGCCTGTCCCGTTAGAACCATGGCGCGGAGGGCGAGCACGTTAATTCACGTCGTAGCCGCTAATACTCACGTCCTCGAACAGACTCGTGAGCAGGGCCGAAAACTCAAGCGTCATCGCCGTCGCAGCCGTTCCGGTCAGATTCAGCCCGCAGACCCGAAATGGAGCGACGCTCTGTCCGGTCGTGGCCGGAATCACCACGGTGTAGGACCAGATGATGGTGCCCGCTCCCGCTGCGCCATCGCGAAGGTTGATATTTAGCTTCGTGAGCGCCGGGGCCGTCGTTGCTCCAGCCGAAAAACTGATGCAATCCGCCACGTGACGCACGCCGGCGGCGCCAGCGGCCATTACCGCCGACGCCTGAATTTTTACGGCCGGCGTGCTCGTTACGTGCCAGCGCGGCCCCTTCTCTTGCAACCGCGCGCCGTTCGCGGTCGCGGCCGCCTGGCTCGCGGCACTGTTGAAGGTCTGAGACGAGTTACTTTGCGCCGCCAACGTTCCTGCCGCCAGCGCCGCAACCAGAAGCAGCCGCATTTTACTGATATCCGATCATGCCGCCGGTCACGCCAGTCGCGGAGGCGGTCCATTTGACGCCAAGGTTAAAGGCCACGCCATAAAGCGGCTGAATCACCTGCGAATTAGCCGGGATCGAGAACGTCAGCAGGTCGTTGATCGGAGTGGCCGTATTGTCCGTAATCGTCACGGTCAGCGCGGCCGCCGTCGTGTTGTTCAGGACGATAGCCACGACGCAGGTCGTAGCGGCCGACGTTGCCAGCGTGGCCGCTGTGGGAACAGCCCCCAGCTGAACGCTGGCAACCGTATTGCCGCATGCCGTCTTGGGAATCGTGTTGACGGTGCCGAGTACGTTCGATCCGGACGGCAGCGCGTTGGTGATTGCCGTTACGGCGGTCACGGTGCCCACGGTGCCGCTGTCCACCACCATATGCAGGTTGGTCCCGGTGGCCTGGGTTACGGCAGTTGTGGAAGTCGTGTCGAGAACGGCGTGGAGGTTCGTGCCGGTCGCCTGCGTAACGGCGGTGGTCGAGCCGGATTGCGTTGTGACCGAGCTTCCGCCGCCGCCCGACTGTTGCAGCTGGGCCAGAACGCCGCCGCCAACCAGCAGCGTTAACGTAATCAGGACGAGCCAAAGATTCGGTTTTTTCATAAAAGTTTCAGCAATACCGGCAAATCAAAATCACGCACGCCAGTAAGACAAAGCCGCCCAACGTGTCGATCAGCTGCAGCGCGGCGTGCTTGCGATCCGGCGGGTGAAAAATGTGCATCTACTGCCCCGCCCACCGGTAACCATCCGACAAGTCAATCGCGACGAGATAGCCCCAGACGCCCGCCGCAGAAGCTGACCACGTAATGCCGCCGGGCATGTATGTTCCAAGGCCGAGCGGCGCTACTTCGCTAATCAATCCGCCCTTGCCGAGCGAAATCGCCGGTACCAGCGCCCCAGGCGTGGGCGTTTGCTTGTCGTAGACCGATACAGTCGCCGGCCCCGATCCATCGTTCACGATGTGTAGCTGCACGATCCACGCATCGCCGACGACGATGTCGGTCGGTGACAGCGGAAGCTGCTGCCGCGAAATGCAGATATTTGGCGTAATCGGCGGCTGAAGCTGCGCTTTGCTCATGATTCTTTACGCCTCTGCCGGCTGCTGCTGCGCGGCCTGCTGCTGGGCCTGCTGCAGCCCGGCCTGGTGCGCCTGTTGCGCGGCCTGCAGCTGGGCTTCGTGCTGCTGCGAGGCCTGCTGCGCGTCAGCGGCGGCGCCCTGCTGGTCGATCTGCATGCCGGCGTCGTGCATCAGTTCGAGTTTGTGCTGGATCGCGGCGAGTTCGCCCTGCAACATCACCTGCGCGTTTTGGCCGTTCAGTTTGGCCTCGACCGTGATCAGCGCGACCTGCGCCTGCATCGCGGCGATGCGCTCTTTCGAGTCGATGTCCATTTTTTTGGACTGCAGCACGTCGGTCAGCTCGTGCACGCGCTGGACGAGCGCCTGGTTCATCTGCATGGCCTGCTGGCCCTGCTGCTGCAACTGCTGCAGTTGCGCCTGCGGGTCGTTCTTATCGCGGAACTGCGGCGGCGTCAGGCGTTCGGCGATCTGGTCGCCGATTGGCCCCATATCGAGCTGCTTGACGTAGAGATCGGCCCACAGCGGGATGCTCTGGGCATCGGCTTTCGCCAGGTCCACCAGACGGTCGCGCGTTTCCTCGCGGCGCGTCTCGTAGTTCGGCCCAACGCTCACGGCGACGTCGTAGCGGCCGGCGGCCAGGTCGTGCATCTTCGGGCGGCCGGTCTTCGGATCAACAAACATCTGGTTGATCAGCACCTGCTCGGACTCGTGGTCGGGCTTGATGATGTGCGCGGCGCGCGGCGCGTCGTAGATCTTGGTGATCAGGTCGAGCTCGATGCGGAAGCCGTGCCACAGGCTGCGCGTGAGGTTGTCCTGCAGATGGAAATTGCCGTTATCGCCCTCGGCCTGCAGCGCGTTGATCGCGCGGCCGGACAGGTCGCCCTTGTTGTTGCCGAGCGAGGGGTCGAAGATTCCGACAGTGGCTTTGATGTCGTCGGACGACTGGAGCGCGCCCATCGAGAGCGCTTCGATCGGCGGCTCGTAGGCGTTGCGCTGGGGCGGTGGCGCGAGCTGGCCGCCTACGGATTGCCCATCATATTCGAGGTAGGCGTGCGGCACGCGGTTCGCGCTGGCCCACTCGGAGGATTTGGTCTTGAACTGTCCGACCATGCCGATGAACGGCGCCTTGGGCGAGAGCCCCACAGCTTCGGCCTGCGCCGTTTTGTAGTAGTTGTAGAGCGCCTGGCTGTCGAGCGCGAAGCGCACCAGCGAGTACAGCTTGCGTTTGCCGTCGACGATGCGGCTCTTGCCGTACACCGGAACGATTGGTATCCACTTGCCGGCCCACTCGGCGGTTTCGAGGATCTCGGCGCCGTTGATGATGTACTGCTTGACCGTGCGGTCCTCGCAGATCCGTTCTTTTTCGACCGACTTGCCCTCGGGGTTGTCGTAGCCGGTGGTGCCGTCCGCGAACAGGTACATCGTACGGCGCTTCGACTCGACCACCCAATACTCGGCAATGCGGACGCCGTCGTTGCGAATCCAGTCGGCATAGCCCTTGCCGTCGCTATCGAAGAAGTCGGCCTCGACGGTCTTGCTGTCCTTGTAGCGGCGCTTAAACTCCTCGCGCGTCAGCGTCGATACGATGAACGCCCAGCGCATATCGGAGCGATCGGCCTCGATCGCGCCGGGGTCGAGGTAGACCGCGAACGGGTCCTCGACCATCGCGACTTTCAGCTCCTGATCGAAGCTCTCGTCGTCGACGTATTCGGTGAGGTAGCGCCAGTAGCCAAAACCGCAGCTCGCGGCGTACTCAAACGCGGTGTCTTTGGCGACGTCGGCGTGCGAAATATAGGCGACGTGCCGCAGCATGCCTTCGAGAATGTCGGCGGTGTCGGAATCCGCCCCGTCGCCGATCGGGCTGACCTTCGCGCCAGGTCGGGCTTTGCGCTGCTCGTTGACCACCTGGTCGACGAACTGCGGCAGCTTGTTGATGACGAGCGCGGGGCGGCCATTCTCCTCGCGTTCCTTCTTTTCCTGCGGGTTCCACTGCTGGCCGTCAAGGAATTCGAGGTCGCGCTTCGCCGCGGCGCGGATGTCGCGGTCCGCTTCCACGGCCAGCTGGAAGCGGTCGCGCGCCAGGGTAAGGATCGATTCGTCTTTCGCGGAGGCCACTACCCAAGGAATCGCCGCGGCGGCGGGCCCGTGACAGGCCTAGCTCATCCAGCCGCGGGGCTGGTAGGGCGCCGTGTGGGTAACGGTGGGCTCCGTGCAGGCCAGCGCCAAGCCCGAGACCACCAGGTAGCGTTTCGCGTCCATCAGGTGGTCCTTCTGCTTGACCACATTGCCCTTCTCGTCGCGACGATAGAGCCGATACTCTTCGAGCAGGTTCGTCAGAGTCGAGAAGATTTTAAGCTTGCCGGTCGAGAGCATCTGCCAGACCTGCAGCAACCCCGCGCTGACGCCGTTGTCGGCCAGCTGCAGGTTGAGCCCGAGGTCTTGATACATCTGAAACAGCTGCTGGCCGTCCGTTTGGCTGCGGCCGCGCGATGCGGGGTCGATTACGCCGGGAATCCACGCGCCGCGAGAACGAACGGCTTCCGCGTTAATCGAGGGTTCAGCCTGGCCCCGGTAATATTCCGAAAAGAGGAATGTAACCCCCGTATCAGGATCACGCGCACCCCAGACCGCCGCCGTACGGTTCCAACCCACGTCAAGCCCATATGCCCGCGGCCAGTGTTTCGGAATCTCAAACGGCGCGCAGACGATATCCGTTTCGGGAACCGGGTATATTGCCCCGGAGCCAAGTTGTGGAACGCCTTTTGACCGAGCATCGCGTTGGTAGGGCGGAATTGACGCCCAAAGCTCCTTCTTTGCATTCTCGTCCAAATGCGGAACGTCGTCCCAGCTCGCCATCACGATGGCCTTCGCGCCGGCTTCGGTCTCCTCGTCGCCGCCGAGCCGGCCGCCCGGCAAGAACTGCAGAATAACGTCGGTCAGGCCGTTGAGCGGCGTGAAGGTCAGCAGCACCAGGCCGTCGGTGGTCATGGTGCGCAGCAGACACTCGGTGTAGATCGCCTCGGGCGGTTCCTCGTCGAGCCAGATGATGTCCTGCTCGGAGCCCTGGAACGCCTCGCGCTTCTGGTCGTAGGTTTTTAAGACGAGCTTCGAGTAGCCGCCGCTCGCGTGCTTGACGTAGACCGTTTCGACGGCCTCGGGCACGCCGGGCTTCGGCACGGTCGACGCGATCAGCGCGCCCGGAATCATGCCGGTACCGAAGTCGCCGTATTGGCCGAGTAGCTTCTCCTGCAGGATCTCGCGGACGGTCTTCGAGGTATCGCCCGCGACCCACGCACGCGTCGGCCGCGTGAAGATGCGGCCGTTCCACCAGGGCGGATAGATGCCGGTGAGATGGCACGTGAGTTCGTACGCGCCGAGTTCCGTCTTGCCGACGCGATTCGCCGCGAGCAGCAGCCGCTCGCGGTGGTGCGCGCCGAGCTCGATGAAGCGTAGGTGCCGCGGGTAGAGTTCGCGGCGGAACGGCCCTTCGTCGGGGAACCAACGCGCGATTTTGTTACGGCGGCGGCGATCCCGCTCCGCCGTCAGTTCCAAGAGCGGCAAGCCGGCCAACCGTGTCGATAATTCGAGTAAGTTCGTCATCGCTGAGCGCGGCGAGTTTCGCCGGATCGATGGTCTGGATGGGGCCGCCGTCGGGGCCGGAGGCCTCGACCTTCATGACGTCGCGCTGGCCGCAGACCTGCTTGCCGAGCCACACGCCCATCGTCGAGTTGCCGCCCTTGAGCATCTTGAATTGCTCGCGGCGCACCGAAATGCTGCCCATCGCGCGGCCGCGCGCCATGACTTCGGCGATCTTCGGATCGGCCGCCTGGCGGTTCATCAGCGTCGTGACGCTGATGCGGAAAAACGCGGCGATCTCCTGCACCGTGCAGAGCATGCCGCAGAGCTTTTCGAGCGATTTCAGGTTGATCGCGGCGGGGGGGTGGCCGACGGGCCGCTTCTTTTCGGGCCGCGCGGGGGGCCTCTTTTTTCA